TTGCGCTTTTTGCATCGTTGAAGATGCTTACGGGTCCTTTCCATGTCTTTATTAAGCACTTGTATGTGTCGCATTCGTGTCTTGTCGTCCATATTGTCTCTCCTTGTGTTTGGTTGGTTGGTAATATAAATATTAAACCAAACGGTTTAATATTCAAGTTAACGCTATAGACTATTTAGACGTAACAACTCACGTTTGATATACCATTCCGCTTTTTGTAAGTCTTCGACGGGATCGTCTGACTTCAAACCAGCTCTCCAAACGTATTTTATTACGTTCCCTAAATTAAAATTAAAATGCTCGGACACCTCGACGCAGGAAACGCCAGAAGGGTGACTGTTGTAGTGCTTAGGTTGGTTCACGTTATCCATGTTTTTTCATCCTATTAATTAGCAAGTCTTGTAATGTAGCTTTTCTTTGATGGCTTACTGCTATTTCTTCGTCCACAGTACCTTCCGTCACGATGCTGTAAACGAAAGTAGGGCGGTTGTGTCCGCTTTGGAATTGTCTCGTTGGACCTATGCGTTCAATGATTTGTTGATGAGCTTCGAGGTTGTACCAGTCAGAATAAAACACAAGGATGTTTCCACCGTCCTGCAAATTAAGACCATGGCCACAGCTAGCAGGGTGAGCAACTAACATTGGGATTTTGCCAGCGTTCCACTTTTTGATAATCGACGGGTCATCGCCAAGGGCGACAGCTTGTGGAAAAGCCCTTAGTATTTTGTTTAAATCATGTTGCCACCAGTAGCTCACTAGAATTGGCGCGCCGTTGGCTTCTTCAACAACACTTTTCAACACGTCGATTTTGCCATCATGCAGATCAATAGGGCTTTTGAATTCGTCATACACAAAGCCCGAGGCGATTTGCAGACACTTGGTAAGCTTGGCTGCTGTGCTCGGCGCTTCGATCTCTTTCGATCCAATATCAAAAAACAGATCCTTTTCCATTTGGTTATATAGCTTCCAAGCTTTTGCGGGCATTTGAGCGTGTAGCGTTTTGTAAATCGGTTCGCCGATTGGCAAGTAATCCGCCGGCATTATGCTTATAGATACATCTTGCAAGGCTTCCGTTATCTCTTGCTCAGCATTGGGCCAGGGTGTGTGCTTAACTGCAAAACGACTTGCGCCAACTTGCTCAGCGCGAAACCATCGATCAGTGAACGCTTTGAACGATTTACCTAAGCGCTCACCCTGGTCGATGAACCATTGCGGCCCCCACAGGTCAGTTAGGCCGAGAGGGGAGGGCGTACCTGTAAGGTTAATGTGTCGTGTGGCTTGGCAGGTCATTTTTGCCAATGCGTAAGATGGTTTTACAGTTAGCTTGCCGGTTTTCTTCGAAGCCTTTCTACGTGTGCGAAATGATTTTAAGCGTGTGGATTCGTCAGCGACTATCGTTTTAAATTTTACACCCTGCTCATACAACCAAGGCAAATTCTCATAGTTAATTGTAAAGACCTCAGCTTTAGATAGTAGGGCATCAGACCGCTGCCGAGGTGTTCCGATGACCGGCGCGACTTTAACATTTTTTAAATGGTCCCACTTTTCATACTCAGCAGGCCAGGTGCTTAACGCCACACGCTTAGGCGCAACAACTAGGGCAGGGTAGGCGTTCAGCTCATGTATAGCCGTAGCAGTGGATGACGTTTTGCCCATACCCATTCCCGCCCAAATATTGCAGCGCCTTTTTTCTTTTATCATGTCGATAATCAGTTTCTGGTACTCGTAGGGTTTATAGTTCATCTAAAAGCCCTCTTTCTTGGGTTATACCTAACCTCAGCATGTGCCTTTTTCCAAATTTCATTAGCTTTTAAAGCTATTTCGCCCCTAGGTAGACAATGCGCATCTAGGGCTTTTAAAAAATCTTTCCCAGAATAACCGTTTATTAAACAGTACCAAGCTCCCTCTACAGAACCTAAAACCGCCGGCTTATTTCCATCTAAGAAATTAACAGGGCTAAAGTCAGCTGTGAACCAGAATTGCTCGGGGTGCCACCCTAACTGTGGGTAATCGCTAATCTCAGGATCTAAGAAAGGCCCATTCCCCAACAGCAATAAGTCCTCAGCAATGATACATTTCCAACATTCCATTGGGTCTTGGTTTACATAACTTTTCTTTTTACCTTTTGCATACTCTTCATAAGGGTACGCTCTGTACATTGCTTGCATCATCTTGTCTGCTACTTCAGGTAGATACTTGTCTGTAGGTTTTACTTCGCAAAAAATATCCCTCTCCACACCTTTTATAACAAAATCTGGAATCCATCCGTCAAAGTCGTAAGGTTCATATTCCCAAGGAATATTACATAAGTTGAAAAAGGCCGCCCATCTTGCCTCAAGTCTAGACCTAAACAAAACCCCGTCGTATTTAGTTTCAATAGCCTTAATGTTATATTTCATCTTTAGCTCCGTTTAGCATGTTGTTTAATATCAAACTCATGAAAAAATACATACTTGTAACGCAAACGCCACGGGCAGCCGCTTTGGTTATTGCTTTCTCGATGTCGTGGCGCATTGTCAAAATTGCGTCTATCGATTCAACGTTACCAGTATCGTCATATATTTTATTGTTTAGGTATTCAATAGCGTCTGCTAATTCCATTTCGAAAAACTCTCTATCAATAGCCACACGGTAATCTGCAAAATAGTTGTGAAATTCTCTTTCGATTTGTTCGGGATTTTGAAACCAGAACGCCCACTCAAGGGTGAAAGGGGTTGGCACCCCAGTGCGTCGAAGCTGTTTGGCCCTATCTAAAGGGCTTTTTGTTGTTATTCCTGGTTTTACCATCCCCTCTAAACTATCGTTAGTAAGCAAATAAACAAAACCAGGCATGACTCACCCCTTGGTTATTTCGTTGATTAGTCGGTCAATTCCTTCCTTACTATCGATAACTTCTACACGGTTTCCCGCTTTTCTCATTCGTTCGTGTTCTCGTAACTGACCAGCACATGGCTTTTCGCCTGGTCGTTTTAGCTCGATGTAAACGTTATTTAACAATCTATCTGGCGCGTAACGTCTACCAATCCAACACACCTTGCGCAAAAACAACCATTCTTCTTTGGCTCTTTTCACTAAGTAATTTTCAATACTCGATTCCAACGTCATGTAAAACCCCCTTAGCTGTGTCTATATACCAGTTATAATCGATGTCCGGTGGCAACTGGTCTAACAATTCCATCATAGGTAGGGCACCATCAGTTTGCGGCACTTTATTGCCGTTGACTTGATACGTGATCGGCGCTTCTGATTCTGTGCTGTAATACCAGCGTATTGCCGTACCAAGCTCGTTGCCTTGAGCATCTAGCGCACCACCTTTAACAGTGCGGATAGCGCAAAACATGCTAGGTTCAGAGCAGTTTCTAATGGTCGACTCTATAGGCTCACCGTTGGCCAGGTAATTAGCCGCCGCTTTGTACACTATAGGGTATTGTGTGTTCTTACTCATTGATGGCTTAGCGAATATACCCTTACCCTTATAGCTACCATCAGGCTTTACAGCTAAATAATTGTTAACATCACGACTATATAACCCTTTGTATTTAGTCTCTTCTGTTATAAATCCTGTTTTACTTTCCCACCATCTTATAACCTTATCGCGTAAGCCCACGCGGTCAGCGGGGCAGGCTAGGACAATGCCATCAGTGTTGGCAGAAATAACAGGTATTTTTTGCTGTTCCATTTTGTCAATCAGCATCAACAGCGCTAATTGGCCGGTTAGAGTCACTTGAATAAGCATTTCAGGTGCGAACAGGACAGACCATTTGCTTCCAAATTTACCAAAGCTCCCATTAATTACGATTTTTAAAGTGTCAGCTGTCACCTTATCTCCGCTGGCCTTGGCTTTCAAACGATCGTCAACAATAGTTTTATACACGTCTAAAAAATTATCGCTTAAATGCTCAGGGCATAATTTCTCATTTAATATTATGCTCGGGTAATACGATGCCACGTCATGGTCACTAATTACAGTCTCAGCGTCTTCTGTTCTGTAGGTTTTCTTTTCCATCGAGTGTAGGCCGCCTATGCCTAATTTATAGGGTTTCCCCGCTATTGCGACCTCATTACACTCTATCTCGACAGCCTCTTTTTTCTTAATTACCGTCTTTTTGGCGAAATAGGGAAGTTTAACTTTTCCGCTGTCTTGAATTACGAATTCCGTTTCACATATTTTTTGAAATATATCTTTAAGCTCTGGAGTGATGAACGATAGCCATTTAGGCGGCTTGTATTTGAAAGCGTGGCCAGGTTCGACAATGCGCTTTTCGGCGTTTGGAATTTTCGACTTGATAACAGCTTCGGCAATTTGAGCATCTGATTTGCTCATTAGATTTATTTTATAGTCCTTGCTCATTTGCTGTCGTATTTTTAGCTGTTGCGATAGGTTTTTACATAGCAAACCTGTTACGTTCAGATCATTGATGCAATAGTCTTCTATTAGGTCTTTTTCTTCTTCCGTCAAAACCTTGTCAAAATGTATAGGTAGGCTTTGCATTCTTTTGCTGTTTAGCCTGCCACCATAGATTTTTAAAGACGCTTTGCCAAAAGCCACTTCAATCAGGTCTATATGATCTTTGCATTCTGGAAGCTCGCCACCTTGCCAGAATCTTAGATTGTTTTGGATTATTTCGTCAGAGCGCTTTTTAATTTTAGCCTCACTCGCATTATTTAGAGCTAACGATAATAGCGGCAAGTCGTAATTCATGCTGTTAAATCCAACTACAGTGTCGTTCTTTAAAATAGCTTTTATTTCTTTGATTTGTTGTGACGAAAAGGGCGCTCGAAAGCTTTTCACAACTTTTGATGTGCTCATAAACGCAACCATGTAGAAATTTTTGTAAACTTCGCTGTCGAACACCCAAATCGTCATATCGCTGTACCTTTTAATTAGTTGGTTTTAGAAACTGTCGAAATCGTCGTCATCTTCTGCGAACGCTTCAAACTCGTCAGCACTTGCCGAACCGCCGCCAGAGAAGGGCTCACCGTCAGCGAAGAACTGAACGCCTCGTAATTGAGCGTTGATACGCTTACCCCATTTATTATCTTGCGCCCATACTTCGATCGAAGCGTTCACGTAACAGCCTGAATAAGGCTTACCATCAGTGCTATCTAAGACGGTCTTGTCTTTGTCGATAACAAGAGGGCGATTGTGACTACGCGAACCGACAACATACATATCTTTGTAGCCGTCGTAGTCTTTATCGTCACCATCGCTCAAGAAAACTTTGCCGCTTTTGGTCAATTGCGCGTAGGCTTTATCCGCCGCTTTACCCCATTTTTCGGAAGCGACTGTTTTCATTGCGTTAATGATTTTGTCGTAATTTTCACCTTCTTTTTCTATTAGAAAACTAGCCCCATACTTGGGGTCTGTCTGACCGTCAAATGATTTCGGTTGGAAAAGGTCAGGGAATGATAGACGTACGTTTTTAAGCATCACTTTAGCCATTGTGTGGTCACCTTTGCTCGTTTAGTTAATTCGCGGGAATTCAAAAACCGCGAATGGTTGTTTTTTCTGGTTTTCATTTAAAAGTCCTCTAATGCGTCATAGTTGGGGCCTAAGCACGTGCGGTTATTCTCACACCAGAAACACGTGCCGTAACCCCATTGCATCAGTGGGTATTGTCGCTCGATTGGGAGCTGTAAAACCCCCAAACGTCTTGTCACAGCGGGTGACAATTCGGTTTTTTCCCATTCGTTCAGTTCAGCTAGCGTTAGCTCTTGGGTGCGCTTGTGCTTGCGCTGAACGATGGTTAATAAAATCTTGGTGTTTGGGTCGCTCACTTGGAAATGATGCACAGCGCCCAAAGCGTAAAGCCTCATTTGTGGGTTATCTGCTTTGACGTGACTCGATCCTGTTTTTAAGTCGGTCACTTCCAGAACTTCCGTATCGCCCCAGTCGGCAGGGTAGAGCGCTGCAAAATCGCATGTTCCGAATTCGCCGGTCGCTGGGATGTCAAAACGTCCCTCTATGACGTAGTTATCAGCCCAGGTCATAGTTTCTTCGCAGTGCTCTATATACTCAGTTATGACCAACCGCACAGCATCAGGTATCAGAGACAGCTTAGCTTCACCCCTAAGCACTTTTTCAGCGTAGTCATGGCACAGGGTGCCGAACTCAGCGTGTGTGCTAGAGCCGCTTCCAGGGACGTAAGCGGGGCACTTCATCCATGATGCGCTAGCAGATGGTGGAAAAATCTTAGCGTGTTCGCCCATTGTTAACTGCCCCTTAATGTTTTCGTTGATTTATGTTACCGACAGGTATAAATTTATAACAGCTCCAAACGATATGCAACATAAATTTTACCTGGAGGTTTACAAAATGCAGGAATTACTTGAATTGATGGCAGAACAAGCGGGCGGACCAGCTCATGCTAAGCCCCATTTAGCTAATCATTTAGGCGTTACTTATGCGGCAGTCAAAAAGTGGTGTGACCGTGGCTTTATGCCAGTGGATCGAGCTATTGAGTGTGAGTATTTGTTTGGAATCGATCGCAAAACGATGATTGATTCTGAATTATTAGCCGATGTTACCGGCGATGTGCTTTTATAAATGATACAAACAAAAAAGCCGTTCGTGGGGAACGGCTCGAAATTCAAACAGGAGTGTTCATATTATGGCTTTAATTCGTTTTCCCGTCAACATAACCACTATTAACGGAAAGACTAAAAAACTACCACCAGCTAAACATTGTTGGAAGACAAAAATATGGCCAGAGGAAGTTATAGACGCTGCAAAAAATATCGGCGTTGTTATTCCAGCGAATGTTTTTGTCATTGATTTAGATATCTATAAAGGTGTCAAAAAAACTGATGTCGAAAAAGCGCTAGGTGCTGCAATCGATTGGGATGCGGCTTTTTTACAAAGCACTGTCCGAGGTGGTCAGCATTTTGCTTTTTACTGTGAGCAAGTTAATCAAATGCGTCAAGGCGATGAGCTTTTTAAAATACCAGGCTTTGATTCTCGTTGCGCTGGTCGCGGTTGGGTTTGTACTGGTGAAGGTTACCAAGGCGATATTCTTGCGAAATTAGGGGATGTTTCTAAGTTACCAACATTACCACATAGCGCAATTAAAAAATTGATGAGCGGTAAAGTCGACACTAAATCTGATTTTGATCTTTTGAGTTTTGACGACATGATCGACGCTCAGATAATAGATTGGTCCAAAGAGCAGGTCGTAAGCGCGGTCATGGAGCAGTTAGAGCCTATCGATAGCCCCTACAATGAGTGGTTAAACGTAGGCATGGCTATTCACCATCAGAGCGAGGGCAAAAAGTGGGGATTTAAGCTTTTTTGCGATTGGTCGAAACAGTGTGAAAACTATGACTTCGAAGAGATTAGAAACAAATGGCGCTCTTTTGAAAAAAGCGGAGCGGATAAAAAAATAACGTTTCGCACTGTTATAAAAGAGTGGGGATTGACTAGACCCGACATCGGCCAGGAATTAGAAACAGATGAAAAATCAACATCACGACTCACAACATTAGACCTCAATTTTTTAAATAGGAAACCAGAAAAGCGCAAGATGATCGGCGACCGTTTCCCTGTTGGTTGTACTTCTGCGGTTGTTGCGATGGGTGGTGCCGGTAAAACACAGTGGCTAACACGTGAAGCTTTGATTTTGGCCGCTTCTGACGTTAAGACTCTTTTTGTATCTTCTGAAGATGGGACAGAGGACTACCAAGCCAAGATTTATAACGCTGTGCGCGCTCCTGATGTCAATTTCAACCTTGATTCTTTGGTTGGCAATATTAGCTTTTTAGATTTGCGTGGCGTTGGTAGTAAGTTGGTTACGTCGAAAGAGGGTAACTTTGTACCAGCTGATGCAGTTAAAAAGGTGCGCGAGATTGTCCAGAAATTAGGCGCTGATTTGGTTATTTTCGAAACGTTGTCCCGTTTTGCGGGGGGTGAAGAAAACGAGCGCTTCGAGGCTTGTATAACTGCGTGTGATGCTGTTGCCAAAGCCTGTGAGTGCGCTGTAGTGCTCGTTCATCATACGGGTAAGTCTCAAGCCAGGGATAAGGTGATTGACCTGTATTCTGGGCGTGGTGGCTCGGTGCTGGGTGACAATACTCGAAGCATGACAGTTTTGACCACGTTAGATGATGACTATACGGGCGATGAGAATGTGATTTGCGATGCCGAAGACTTAGCCAATGGCTCAGTGTTTGAAGTTAAGCACGTGCGCTCATCTTATACAGCTACTAAGTCGGCCCAATATTTTGTTAAAAGGGCAGGTGAGTGTAATGGCCCAATGCTTGTCGAATTGTCGATTGGTACTGATGAAGATATGCAACGTTTAGCTATTGAGCGACTCGAAAAGCGGGACCGCAAAACTGTTGAAAAAATAATCGAAGTTATTAAAGGGCAGGGTGGCACTGTTATTAGGTCGTTTTTTGATCGTGAGACTCGAGCCAAGATTGGTGTTAGCCAGAAAGATAGTAGGGCGATTATTGAACAAATGATATTGGACGGCGTTTTGATGGATGAACAAATACCAACCAGATCGGGCCAGAAAAAGAGGATGCTGAAGGTCTGTGACGAACCTTTGACGAAGCTTGACGGAGCTTGTGATTTTTGAATCGAAGGAAACGAGGAAATACTGTATGACTGACGAGCCAAAAAGGCTCGTCGTCAGACAATTTTCCTTAAGGGCCACGAACCTTTTTTGACGGAGCTTCAAAGTACTGTATAGAAATTTTGGAAAAAGTGACGAAGCTCTGTCATTCCGAGCCACAGAGCTTTAAAAATCTGGCTAGAAATGGGGGGATTTATGGAACACCTAATATGGATGATAATTGACCAAAAGCAAACACAGCTGAAAATTGATGTGGAGGTCGATCCTGATACTGGAACGGCACAGATTTGGAAAGTGTGGGATTGTCTGGAAAATAGACAGATCGAGCTGTCCGGCGCTGAGAGATTAGTTCTGGCAGATAAGCTCAGCTACAAATACCTTGATATAATATTCTGAGAGCTTCTGTATTGCGCTGTGAGACGTTTTGGACTCTGGCGCCCAGTGATATATACTTGCGTTGGGAGGCGAAATCTTGACCCCGACCAGATCTTAGTTTCACGATGTCCTCGGTATAGTGACCAGCTGAACTCGAGCAGCCTTGGAGGGTGCAACTCCCCCAGGACATCATCACCTTGACCCCGACCAGATCTTAGTTGTACTACCCACCTCAGCACACCTTTGTCGGTTGCTACGCGAAGCCCCTTGATCACTTAGTGACCAAGGGGCTTTTTAGTTTTGACGCGACCAGGCATTTGGTGACTAATGAGGGTTGGTTAGAGTTGCTTGAATTCGTGC